AGAGAAGTCCTCGGTGCCGACGCCAGTGGTCAGCTTCAGGCCGAGGGGCTCACTGTTGCTGCCGGTGCCGTAAAGGCCAGACACGTCGATCTTGAGAGCAAGAACGGTGGCCAGGTCAGTGCGGATCATGTTCTCCACGTCGATGCTCGATTGGAGCATCAGGCGGCGGCTGTAGTCAGTGAAAGCAGCAACCGTCTTGGGGGTCAGGCTCACCTGATCAATCGTCTGCTGGCTCTCGCTAGGAGCACCAGATTCAGCCACCCAGTAGGCCGTGCCAGCACCAGATTGGCGGGGGATAGCCACGTTGCCGGTCAGGCCGGTCAGCACGGTGGCGCCAGCTTGATCCAGTGCCGACGCATTGCGCAGCAGGTCGATGAAGCTGCCAGCATCCAGATCAGTCGCAACCAGGTTGCCACCGGCGCTGGCGGTGCCGACGTTTAGGTCACGGCGCAGCACATCCTGAGGGATGGTGATGCCACGGCTTTGGCGGCCGAGCTTGACAGCTGCAGCATCAGATGCCTCGATCTCGAAGGCAGCGGCCTCGCGAGCAGCGCGATCGGTAGGGTTGGCGAGATAGTTGATGGCACGCAAGAAGGAGAACCGGCGGCTCTCCTGTGCGCTAAGGCCGATTTCCGCGGCGCTCATGTTGACGGTCTCCTGGGGTACGTTGAGTTTATCGAGCACAGCAGCCCGGGCCTCGTCGATTGAACGACCAGACTCCACAAGCTGTTGACCGAGATCGGTCATGCGGTGCTTGGTGCAGAGTGCATTAATGCTTGAGATGCGGGTGCGCTCAGCCTCAACGGCTTCGGCCCGCACCACAGCCAGATCGGGGGCGGTGTTTTCCATTGGTGGAAGTGGATCAGGGGATGGTGCTGCCGAAGCAGCGTTTGGTGTGGGCACCAGCGATCGGCCAATGCCCACGGTATTGTCAGCAGGTATTGAGACCACTGAGATCTCATAAGGTGACCAGGCAGTAGCAACATAGTCGCCGCTGCCTCGCTCTTCCATCTTGTCGATGGAGTAGCCGAAGGAGACGTTTCGGAGAACGCCATCCTTCACATCGCCCAAGATTTCTTGGGCGAAAGCATTGCGGCTGAAGCGTACCCGGGCATAGCCGCGACGCTTGTTGCCGTCGATGTAGGCACGCTCAACCACCCCGATCACACGCTCTGGGTTGTGGTTGAACAGCAGGGGCGCACCATCATTCAGCCTGGTGAGATCAGCTGCTTCGGCTTCATGGCTGAGGATCTCGTTGCCGAAGTACCGGGCAACGGGGAACTCAGAGCTGAACGGGAAGTCATAGGTGCGATCCTCCACCTCGTCAAACGTGGTTAGCTCGCTGCGCTTGTAGCGACCTTCCAGCGATCGCGCTGTATCGCTATCGTTCAATTCATTAGGTTCAGCCCGGTCAGCAGCCATCGCGCGATCTTCTTGCAATGCCTTGATTCTATCGGCTTTAGCGTCAGACCATACCTGGCCAGCATCGCCGCCCCATGCCGCCCATGCCACACGGCCTGGTGATGGGTAGCCGTCCTCATCAGGGCTGAAGCCTTCGCCCTGCTTGTCCACCTCATGCCGCGCGAACCATGCCGACATCGCGATCACAGTGTCAGTGCTCAGCTCATCACCCGACAGGATCTGGCTGGCCCTGCCTGCTGCTACATCGGTACCGCCTGGCTCACCGTCAGCCTTCCACCCGCGGTAGCGCTCCGCCTCCGTGCGCATCCCATCGGTAGGCATCAAGTCGATCTCGGTGCCGTTGACGTTCGCCATCAGTCATCCTCCTCGAGCGGATCCTCAAGCACCGACGGATCCTCATAGTCCTCTTCTCCCGCTGGTGTTGCCGTATCGCCGAACGCATCGACCGTTCCCTGTGGCCTGAACTGAATCAGACCGGCCGCGCTGACCACACTCGGATCGGTGTCGAGGATGATGTTCTTCTCGTCCAGCTTGGCCAGCTCAGACTGACGTGCTGCGAGGTATTGATCCAGGTCGCCGCCCTGCTCCGCCACGATCTGACCGAGCGTCTTGAAGCCGCTCCGCACCGCGTCCTTGTAGGCGTTCACCTCGCGCTGCGGATCCACCCACTCCCAGCTCCTTGGTACCCACTTGCTCGCCCGGTAGCGGTCGGGGTTGGTCTCGTAGCTAGGCAGATTCAGCGCACCGCCGAGCACCGCCATCTCAAGCCATGCCTCAAAGACCGGCTGGTGGAAGTTCTCAATCATGTACCGCTGCAACACCCGATAGGCGTCGCGCTCCTCGAGCAGGCTCAGCCTGCTGCTGCTGTAATTGCTCTGGCTGTAGTCCTTGCTGATGCTCTCGAAGCTCACGCCAATGCCAGCCGCCACGGCCCGCAGCATTGACCGCGTGAACGGCTCCAGCTGGCCGTCAGGTGAGTTGAGATCCGGCACGCTTACAGATTCGCCAGGCGCAAGGTACTTGAACACACCAGGCTGAAACTCACTCACCCGCTCGCCTTCATAGACACCATCACCCATCAGCTCGCCCTCGGGGCTGGTGATGAATCCCATCAGTGCGCTGCTGGCCCGTGCACGCACGAGCTCGGCCTCCTCGTAACCCTGCAGCATGTGAAGCCGCATCAATGCCGTAGCGAACCAGGTGACGCCCCTGGTCTGGCCCGGCCGCTCTGGCAGGAACAGGTGGATCACCTCATCAGCAGGAACCCGGAGCCTCTTGCCACTTGACCGAGGGTTGCCCGCATAGGCATCGCCCGGGTGGTTGGCGTAGAAGTGATACGCCTGCGGCCGCAGGTAGCTATCAACCTCGATGCCCATCCGCACCGTGTTGCCGCTCGCCGCCTGCGGCACGTCGTCATCAATCAGATAATCCGCCTCGAGCACCTGCAGCGCAAACGGCACCTTGCTGTCACCAAATGGCTGGCGGATCATCCGCACAAACACCTCACCCGATTCGGCCATGCTTCGCGCCAGCAGCCGCTCGATGTCATGGAAGCCCAGCAGTCCGCTCACATCACAGCGGCTCTTGTGCATCCACCGCTCCCATTCCTCATGCACCTGGCCGTTGGTCACCTCATCCAGCTGGCCGAAAGCGCCCCGGGTCTTGATCTGGCCCTGATGCCGGATGCCATGCCCGATCACGTTGTTCTGGATCGCCCGTACCGCCTGCTTCGCATAGTCGTTGTCACGCACTAACTGCCGCGCACGGTTGCGCAATGCCTTGAAGCTGGACTTGATCTCGCTGTCGGCGCTGGTGCCGCTCGTTATCCAGTCAGCCGTCAGCCGGCTCATCCGTGCGCCCTGGTACGCCCGCCGCTGTGGCTTCACCGGTTGGAAACCCATCGCCCGGAATAGTCGCGTGCGCAATCCCATCAGAACCTCACGAACAGATTGAACGGATTGCCCAGGCCATTGGCCATCAATGCCGCCGCCTGCTCACGCTTCACCTCAGCCTTCAGCTTGCCCTCAAGCTGCAGCAGATCGGTCATCTCCATCTTCTTCAGCCGCCTGGTGCCGATCGTGTACTCAGCCACTGCGCCGCCGCTGACCATCGCGCGGATCGCCGCCTGCACTGCAGCAAGGTCCTGCTGCACCTGTGACCGGCCATCAACCGCTCCAGGTGCGCCCGTGTAGGTCAGCGCCGCTAGCACCTGCAGCTGACCAGCACCCAGCGTCACCGTGCTGCCAGTCTTCGTCGCGACCGCCTGAAAGAACCATTGCCCTGCATCGACGGCCGTGCTCGTACCTGAGGCGATCGTGAACTCCCACCCAGTCCCATAGGCAGTGCCCACCACCGTCGCGCCTTCGCTTGCCGTGTTCGTCCGCAGGTAGTACGTCAACGTGTAGTCAGAACTGCTGATCGCAATCCCAAGATTGTCCACGCCAGCATCGTCCCGCCACTTGATCGTGTCACCAGCTCGGATTTGGCTCGGGATGTTCACGGTTACCAGTTGCTCACGAAGCCACTAGCAGCCCCTGATGGAGGCTGTTGTTTCGATCTTAGCAACGCCGGCTTCTTCTCTAGCCTTTTCTCCAGCTGATCCCAGATCGTCCGCCGGTCAAAACGCTGATACATCAGGTTCAATCCTGCATAGGCATACACCAAACAGTCCAGCGCCTCGTTCCTCGCTGATGGTTTCTTCACCCATTCCCTCGTCGGGAACCCGCCGCGGTTGTACCGCAACACCTGCTTCTCCGCCGTCAGCTGCTCGAAGTATTCGCCTGTCGTGCCCATGTGGAAATGCAAGAACCCAGCGCCCTGCTCGTTGTGCTTCAGCCGCCCGAACAGCGTTGTCTTCACCGTGTCACCACCCACTAGGTAGACCATTGCGCCGCGCTTCAACGTTCGCCCCTGGTAGTTCACATCCACCTTGCTGCCCTTCCCGATCGGTGGTTTGCCACGCTGGCTCTGGCCCTTAATCGCCACCCCACCCTGCCGGCCGCGCTCCCGGGCGTACTGGTACACCTC